AAGCCGAGATCGCCGAACTCGACGACGGTGAGGAGAAGGACATGTTCCTCGAGGCCCTGGGCCTGGAAGAGCCTGGCCTGAACCGCGTGATCCGCGCCGGCTACGAGCTGCTCAACCTGCAGACCTACTTCACTGCCGGCGTGCAGGAAGTGCGTGCCTGGACCGTGCGCGTGGGCGCCACCGCGCCGCAGGCGGCCGGCGTTATCCACACCGACTTCGAGAAAGGCTTCATCCGCGCCGAAGTGGTGGCCTATGACGACTTCATCCAGTTCAAGGGTGAGAGCGGTGCCAAGGAAGCCGGTAAATGGCGCCTTGAAGGCAAGGACTACATCGTCAAGGACGGCGACGTGATGCACTTCCGCTTCAACGTCTGATGCAGCGCTCCTGAAAAAACCCGCTTCGGCGGGTTTTTTTTCGCCCACAGAAAAGCCCTACAACCCCCGCCCGCAAAGACCGGCATGCATATCGGCAATTCTTTATGCATAAATATTTCCACTTTCGCATTGACTGCATATGCATTGCTGCATAACCTGTATCTCGAACCGGACAGCAACCGGTTGTTACACAGGCAGCGATGAACAGGCCTCGACTGTTCAGAGGGTTGGCAACTGGCCCGGGTGTGCAGCGTAAAGCACCACGATCAGTTATCCGGCGGGCACACGGCCGCGGTCGGAGTCACCAATTCGAAGCGCAACCGCATGGCGTCACCAGTCGTGGCCAGCGGTGACCACGCGCATTACTGAAAAGCCTGCACGGCGGGCTTTTTGGAATGCCGCCCTCAGAGCCAGAAACTCTCACACGAGTACTCAACGATGATTTATTCAGGCAACCCCGCCCCGAGGTCAGCCCCATGAACCAGTTGAAAGCACTGACCAGCTACCTGCTCGAACGCAAGCTGGTGCCCGCTGAACAACTGCATGCCCAGGCGCAGCAACTCGACCTGCAGCTGGCCTGGACACAGACCGAGCTGGGTCTGCACATGGGCAACCTGCGCTACCGCGCCCTGTTCGATCTCGACGACTACAGCGGCCACCCCGGACGCCTGATGGCCCTCGCCGGGAGTTGGCTGGAAGCCAAAGACCCCGGGCGCCATCTGTTCGCCCTTCCGGCACCGACGCTCACCGTCAAGCAGAGGGCCCCAGGCAGCGACTTGCTGGATGTGTCGCTGGCCCTGGAGTTCGTCGAGCCCCTTTACCTGACCGAGGACTCAGCCGGAGAAATCGAGGTCTTCGGCAAGACCTGGTCATTCCAGCCCCACGACCTGTGGGTCGCCGAACAAGGCGATGTGGTCGTGCAGGGCAGCCCCCTCCCCTGACCTGTTACCCGGGCCCAGCGCCCGCCCCGCCGGCAACCTGATTGGCAGGCTCCGGCACAACTCTTCAATCACCCCGCTAACGAGGCAACCTATGGCACTCGGTAAAATCAGCGTGAACAATCTCAACCTCGGCCAGGGCGCCGTGACCGAGATCGAACGCTACTTCCTTTTCATCGGCCCCGCCGCCAAGAACGTCGGCAAGCTGCTGGCCCTGAACACTGACAGCGACCTGGACAACGAACTGGGCGTGGCCGCCAGCGACCTAAAGACCCAACTGATCGCCGCCCGCGCCAACGGCGGCAGCCGCTGGGCCTGCCTGGCCGCGCCGATCGGCGCCGAAGGCGACTGGGCCAGCGCCCTGGAGTACGCCCAGCAACACGGCTACTCGGTCGAAGGCATCGTCGTCACCAAACCGGTGACCGCCGGCGCGGAACTGCTGGCCTTGCACACCGCCGCCGAACAACTGAACGCCCGCCATGGCCGCCGATCGTTCGTCCTGGCCGCGTCCGCCGGCATCCTGCCGACCGTGACCTGGTCGGACTACCTGCTCGAGCAGAAGGCGCTCACCGACGGTATCGCCGCGCCACGTGTCGTGGTGGTGCCGCAGTTGCACGGCAACGACCTGGGCGTGCTCGCCGGTCGCCTGGCCAATGCCGCCTGGAGCATCGCCGATACCCCGATGCGCGTCGCCAGTGGCCCTGTCCTGGGCCTGGGCAGCGTGCCGGCGGACAAGGACGGCGTACCGCTGCCCTCGGCAGTACGCAGCGAGCTGGACAAGGCACGCTTCTCCGTATCCCAGACCTACCCGGACTACGAGGGTGTGTACTGGGGCGACGCCAACATGCTCGACACTGCCGCCAGCGACTTCCAGGTCCTGGAATACCTGCGCCTGGCCGACAAGGCCGCCCGCCAGGTCCGTCCGCTGCTGATCCGCCGTATCGGCGATCGTCGCCTGAACAACAGCCCCGCCAGCATGGCCGCCAACACCAGCGCATTGATGGCGCCGCTGCGCCGCATGGCCAAGGCGGTGAAATTCGCAGGCGAAGTGTTCCCGGGCGAAATCCAGCCGCCCCGCGACGGCGACCTGGTCATCGTCTGGAAGAGCCACACCCAGGTGGAGGTGTTCATCCGCATCCGCCCGCACAACTGCCCCAAGGACATCACCGCGAACATCGCGCTGGACCTTTCCCAGGACAACCAGGAGTAACCCATGGCCAAGATCAGTGGCTTGAACTTCGACATCAACGTGGGCGACCTGAAGATCCACGTTGAAAGCGCAACCCTCGACATCACCGACAACAGCGCCGTGGCCCACACCAAGGGCGTGCCGGACGGCTGGGTCGCCGGCGACGTGGCCGCCAGCGGCGAGCTGGAAGTGGACACCAGCAACTTCAACCTGATCATCGAAGCCGCCGCCAAGGCCGGTAGCTTCCGCCAGCTGGGCACCTTCGACCAACTGTTCTACGCCAAGACCCCCACCGACGAGATCCGCGTCGAGGCCTTCGGCTGCCGCTTCAAGATCTCCAGCCTGCTCAACATCGACGCCAAGGGCGGCGAGAAGACCAAGCACAAGCTGCCGTTCGACGTCACCAGCCCGGACTTCATCCATGTCAACGGCGTGCCGTACCTGTCCTTCGCCGAGGTCGAGGGCCTGAGCTGATGGTGTGCCCATTCGACCGCGCCCAGGCCCTGGAACAGCTCAGGCGTGATCTGGCGATCGCCGCTGTGCGTGACCGACGGGCGGCGACTGGGCCGAGCCTCACCGATTGCGCGGACTGCGGCGACGAGATCCCCGAGGCGCGCCGCGCCTTGGGTGGCATGCGCCGCTGCGTTCCCTGCCAGCACCGCCACGAGCGCAGCACAGCGCTCACCCCTTCGTTTTGATTCCCGTATTTCATTGGAGTAGTACCCCATGACCCAACGCACCGAAATCACCCTGGAAGTCGGCGACCTGTCCCTGGATTTCGCCGTCGATCCAGCCCTGATGACCAAGTACATCAACGCCCTGACCCCGTCCAACAAGGTCGCACCGGCCAACAACCTGCTGGTCACCGCCGTGAAGCCCGAGCACAAGGACCAGCTCAAGCCGCTGCTGGCCAACCCGATGACCGTCATCCAGCTGGCCGGTGCCCTGGTCGAGGAATACGCGCCGACCGTCGAGGTCACCGTAAAAAAGCGCTCGGCCACGCAGAGCGACTGACCGAGGACGGCCTGGGCCAGCTGCTGGCCCTGGCCGAACGCTGGCTGCCCGGTGCATCCGCCACGCCCGAGAACCTGGGCACAGCCAAGTGGCTGGAGGACGAGCACTGGCGGCGAATGGAAATCGCCATTGCCAACGGCATCGCACGTGCATTCAACGGAAGCTGACATCCCATGAGCGCGAACACCGCAATCAGCCGGCTGGATTTCATCCTGTCGCTGACCGACAAAGTCACCGCGCCGCTGGCGAGGATGACCCAAGGTTTCAACAAGCTGACCGAGAAAAGTCAGACCGCCATCAAGCAGATCAGCGATGGCACGCAGAAGCTGCAAAACTCCGCCAGCGGCTTTGGCACCTTCCTTGAGCCAGCCCTGGAAATGAACCGTGCCCTTGGGGATGTGCGCTCGCTTGGCGTGGCCGAGGACGCCCTGGAGGCCTTGAACAGGAAAGCCCTGGCGTTCTCCATCGCCTATGGCGAGAACGCCCGGGACTTCGTCGCCTCGGCGTACAAGATCGAAGGCGCGATCAAGGGCCTTTCCGGCTCCCAGCTGGCCACGTTCACCTACGCCAGCAGCGTGCTGGCCAAGGCCACCAAGTCCGACCAAGGCGTGATGGCCGAGTACGTCGGCACGATGTACAACCTGCACAAGCAGCAGGCCGACGCCATGGGCAAGGGCCAATGGGTCAAGATCCTGGGCGGGCAGACCGCCCTGGCGGTCCAGCTGTTCCGCACCAGCGGCGAACAGATGAAGGATGGTTTCAAGGAGGCCGGCGCCCAGGCTTCCGCCGCCGGCATCGGCCTGGCCGAGCAGATGGCCGTGATCGGCAGCCTGTCCGGCAGCATGGACGGCAGCGCGGCCGGTGGGCTTTACAAGGCCTTCTTCGAGAACATCGAGGACGCCTCGGACAAGCTCGGCCTCAAGTTCACCGACACCAATGGCAAGGTCCTGCCGATGCTGGACATCCTGGCCAAGCTGCAGGGTAGGTTCGGCGACCTGCGCGGAGCTGCGGCCAACGCCAAGATCACCGAGGCCTTCGGCGGTGAGGCGGCCCAGCTCATCGGCGCCCTGGCCCAGGACACCGACCGTCTCAAGAACGGCATCGACAAGCTGGACCAGGTGCGTGGCCTGGAACAGGCCGAACAGATGGCCAAGGCCATGGTCGACCCCTGGCAGCAGTTCGGGGCTGCGGTAAAAGGGCTGCGCATCGCCTTCGGCCAGGCGCTGATTCCCATTTTGCAACCGCTGATGGCACGCCTGGTCGAGATCGCCCAGACCCTGGTCCGCTGGATCAAGCTGTTCCCCAATATCACCCGGGTCGTCGGCATTGCCACACTGATCATCGCCGGCATGGGCGCCGCCCTGAGCGCGCTGGCAGTCGCCGTCGGTATCGCCCGGGTCGCCATGCTGGGGCTGCAGACCGTCTGGGCGCTGCTCAACCTGACCGGTTTGCGAAGCCTGGCCGTGTTCATCCTGCACTCCATTCAATGCGTGCTCCTGGTCGGCAGGGTACTGCTCATGATCGCGGTGCTCGGCACCCTGCGCCTGGCGATGCTCGCCTGGCAAACCGTGACCTGGCTGGTCAACGCGGCCATGTACGCCAACCCGATTGGCCTCGTTGTCGCCGGCATCGCCGTATTGATCACGATCGTCGCCCTGGTCGTCAGGTACTGGGACGACTTCAAGGCGGCCCTGCTCGAGAGCACTGCATTCCAGTGGGTCAGCGCGCAATTCACCGCACTGGGCAAAATGTTCGGCTCGATGAGTGGCTGGGCGGACTTCGCGAAAAGCGCCTGGGACGGCATCAGCAGGATATTCCGCAGCGCGGTGGACAGCCTGATCGAGATGCTGAACAAGATCCCGGGCGTGAACATCGAGACACGTTTCGGCGATCTGCCAAAGGCGCCCGAGGTGCCTCAGTTGCCTGGCCAAGTCGCGCCGATCGGCATCCTGCCCATCACCAGCCAGCCACCGTCCATCAAGCACCTGATGCAGGTGCCTGCACCCACCCCGCTGATGACGCCGATCGAACAACTCGACCAACAGCGCCAGCGCATGACCCAGACCGCACTCAACCTCTCGCCGGCCAGCCCGACGAGCGTTCCCCAGGGGGGGCTGATGACCCAGATCCAGAGCAGCACCCAGACCCAGGATCGGCGCATGCACGTCGAGAAGATCGAGATCAACACCAGCAAGGCCATGAACCCGCTGGAGCTCGAACAGATGATGGAAATGGCGGTGGGCTGATGAGCGACTACATCGATCTGCTGATCCACGACAACGACCTGGTACTGGACCCTTCCCATCAACCGCTACTGATCGAGGACCGCGCAAGCATCGCCCAGGACATCGCCCACATGATCCGCGACAGCGGCCTGCTGGTGACCCTGGTGGCCGAGCGCAGCCGCCAGCGCCAGGCCGACTGCATCCTGCAGCTGGAACTGCTGGTAGAGGACGACGAGCGCCTGCTACCCGGTACCGCCCGCATCCTGCAAGAGCGGCCGGGCGTGTACCGGGTCACGGCGAAAACCCTGAAATTCGGTGACATCGAGGTATACCTGTGAGCGACTTGGACTTTCGCAAGGTGCTGGCCGACGCCGGCATTCCCACCACCGAAGCGGCGCTGCACAAGGCCTGGGAGGCCGAAGTGGCCGCCCAGGGCAGCAAGCTGAGCAACACCAGCGCCTACTCGCCGTTCTGGCGGGTGGTGACGGCACTGGTGACCAAGCCGGTGCTCTGGCTGGTCGGCTTCATCAGCGACACCGTGCTGCCCAACTTCTTCGTCAAGACCGCCAGCGGCGCCTGGCTGGACAGCCTGGCCTGGGCGGTGAACATCGAGCGCAAGGGCGCGACCAAGGCCCAGGGCCAGCTGTTGTTCACCCGTGAAAACAGCGCCGGCGAGCTGCTGATGCGCGCCGGCGTCGTGGTGCAATCCGCCGCGATCAACGGCCACGTCTACCAACTGGTGACCATCGAGGACGCGGTGTTTCCAGAAGGTCGCCTGCAACAGTCGGTCAAGGTCCAGGCCCAGCAGGTCGGCAGCGGCTACAACCTGGCGCCCGGCTACTACGCCATCCTGCCCGAGCCGGTGACGGGGATCGTCCAGGTGGTCAACGACGACGGCTGGATGACCTCGCCCGGGGCCGACCCCGAGCCCGACGAGCAGTTGCGCCTGCGCACCCGCAACCAGTTCAGCGCGGTCAACCAATGGCACACCGACGCGGTCTATCGCGCCATGATCGCCGCCTTCCCGGGCGTGCGCCCCGACGGCGTGTACTTCCTCCACGACGCGCCGCGCGGTCCGGGCAGCGCCAACGCCTACGTGCTGTTCGACGCCGACGTACCAGCGGAATCGTACCTGGCGCAGATCAACGCCCACGTGCGCGACGAGGGCAACCACGGCCACGGCGACGACCTGCTGGTGATGGTCATGCCCGAGACGCGGCACGACATCGCGCTGACGGTCTGGCCGCAGGCGAACCTGACGACGAAGCGCCGCGAGGCATTGCAGCAAGGCATTGCCCAGTTCATTCGCGCGGCGTTCCGTGAAAGCACGGCCAGCGACTACCGCCCGACGCTGACCTACCCACAATCGCGGTTCTCCTTCAGCCGACTGGCCGAAGAACTGCACCAGGCCTTCGACGACATCGAATCGCTGCACTTCGCCAACGAAGACATCGTCTCGCCGCTGAGCATCGCGCGCATCGCCAACCTGCGGGTGGACCTGGTATGAGCCCGCTGAAACTGCCGTTCTGGCTTGCCGGCAGCGAACTGACCAAGCTCAAGGACGCCGCCCAGGCCTGGTGGGCCAAGGTGACCGAGTGGCTGCGCTGGCCGCTGCTGCAGATGGACGCCGAGACTTGCCACCTCACCGTGCTGGACCTGCTCGCCTGGCAACGCGATATCACCCGCTTCAAGGACGAGCCGGAAAGCCTGTACCGGCTGCGGGTGAAGTTCGCCTTCATCAACGCGGTCGATGCCGGCAGCACCGCAGGGCTCAAACGCATCCTGCGCCGGCTCGGCGTCGGCTATGTCGAGATCGACGAACGTATGCCGGACCGCGACTGGGATGTGGTCCTGCTGCGCCTTTCCGACTCGCAGCTGTCGGAGAACCCCGAACTGCTGCGGGTGCTGATCCAGCAGTACGGCCGGACCTGCCGCCGCTACGACTTCGTCAGCATCACCCCCGTGACCCTGCGCATTGCCGCAGTCCAATTCAACGACGACCAGCAGACGTTGGTCGCCACGCTCTAGGAGCCCGCCGTGGCCAGAATCACTTTCGCCGGCGAAAGCCTGATCGCCCAGAAGCAGGGGGCCAAGGAAGTCCTGCAGATCACCCGCTTCATCTACGCCAATGTGCCCGGGCTCGATCCGAACACGCCGGTCGACCGCGCCGCGACCAAGCCGCCGGCCAGCCAGATCGTGCACAGCTACGACATCCCGGCGGGCAACAGCGGCTACGTGAACCCCAACCAGGTCGTCTACAGCTCGATGCTGGGCAGCGACATCGGCGACTTCGACTGGAACTGGATGGGCCTGGAAAGCGCCGAGGGCGTGCTGTTCGCCGTGGCCTACCTGCCGCTGCAGCAGAAACGGCGCAACATCCCGCCGCTGCAGATCGGCAACAACGTCACCCGCAATATCCTGGTGGAATACAGCGGCGCCCAGGAACTGACCGGCATCACCATCGATGCCAGCACCTGGCAGCACGATTTCACCGTGCGCCTGAAAGGCATCGACGAGCGCGAGCGCCTGAGCAACCGCGACGTGTATGGGCGAGCGTGCTTCTTCGGCGACGGTCTGCAGTTCCAGAAGATGGGCGACAACTACCAGCTGGCCGCCGGCACCGCCTACCTGGAAGGCATGCGCCTGGAGCTGCCCAAGGCCGTGCCGCTGAGCCCGCCGCAAGGCGCGACCCAGGTGTGGATTCACATCACCTGGCAGCGCAAGCAGAACGATGTGATACCCAGCTGGAAAGTCGTGTACCTGCCCGACCAGCAGGATTCCGTCACTCCTGACGGCTGGGTTTACTGCATCCAACTGGCGGACATCGCCAGCTCCGGGGTCATCGCCGACAAGCGCAAGTCCGTGCCCATCGCCGGCCCGCTGGTGGACCACTTCGCCAGCCGCAAGTCGGTTACGGACCTCGAGGAGGGAGTGACCTCCGCCGGCAAGTCGCGCCAGCTGGCCGAAACGCGTCAGATCGCGTTGCAGGGCGATGTCGTCGGGCGCGTGGACTTCGACGGCTCCAGGAACGTGGCGATCCAGGCCACGCTTGCGGACATCGGCGTGGTGCCCGGGACTTACTCCAAAGTCACGATCAATGGCAAAGGCCAGGTCATCGGTAGCGAGGCACTGCTGCAGATCGATATCCCCAACCTGGACTGGAGCAAGATCACCAGCGGCAAGCCAACCACGCTCCAGGGGTATGGGATTACCGATGCGCTGCACACCGGATACAGCAACCAGCTCCCCCGGTTCTACTCAGATACACCAAGTACCAACTACATACATCCTGCCCTCGAAATCCGCGAGGTGGGGCTGGTTCACAATACCAA